CTTAATGCTGCTGCTGCTTCTGAATTTCTTGCATTATACTTAGCTTGTTCTCTTTCTAATGCTGTTAACAGTCTTTTTTGCTCTCGCATTTCGGCTGTCATTTTTGTAGAGCCTTTTGTTTGTTTCGTTCCAATAGCTTGTTTGGAAATTTCAGCAATGCTTTTAGCTGATTCCTTTAGTGCATCATTAAGTTCTTTTACTTGTTTTAATGCATCATCTGTAACTACTAAATTAATCGCTCCTTTTGGCATTTTTCTTTTCTGATATTAAAATGTAACTAACCCATTTTGAAACAACTGTTTTATGAGGGTCTATATTTATTCCGTTTCCTAATATTGTTTCAATAGAAACTATATCATTATATAAATCGTATTTTACTTCTTCATCCTCCTTTACGTCTGTTTTTGATTTTAGAATATCCATTCTAAATTTAAGTGATTCTAATTTTTTTATGGATTTTTCTAAGTCATTCTTATCATATCCCCACTCATCTATCTGCTCTCCTATTTCATCAAACTTTCTGTCTATATACATTTTTATGAGTGAGGACACAATTCGTATTTCAAGTTCCATTTTCTGTAACTGATTTATAGCCACAGATTTTTTCGTTACTGCTTTTTCACCTAATAAATCTATATACTCCTCGTATATATCTTCCCATAATGTTATTAGCTTTTCATCTTCTATCTTATCATCCTCATCGTAGTCTTTTATTAACCACTTTAGCTCTTTTGTGTTTAATATTTTATAGAAATTATATATTGGTAGAGTATCACACGATTTAAAATAGTATGCCTCTGATTTTTTCATTTAATCTTGGTGCGATTATTTCGTAATTTACTTTTTCTTGGTTCTCTGTTACCAAACCAAAAATCGAATCATTATGATTCTGTATTAATAATTTCCTTCCTCTTGGACTTGTTGTAATATATAACTTATCTCCCTTTACATACGCTCTAAATGCGTGATACGAATCACCTGTCCAAAACATATTGTATGTTTGCGCTGTTGATTTGTTCTCGCCAAATAAATCTAATGGTAGGTCTGAATCGTATATACCCTGTGTTGCAGGTGCGTAATTAGTTAAACTTCTTCCGTCAGCATCTATTCCTTTAACAAATATCTGATCGTATCTGTTAAGGTCAACTATCTCATGCTCGTTTTCACTAATTATGGTTTCGGTGATTGACTTTACATCAACCATCTTCAAATTATCTAAGAAGTCAACCACCGTTACCATAACACACCAAAACTAAACTATGCAGTAGCAACAGCAGAAACGCTACCGCTAAACAAAATCTCATTTACAATTACAGAGTTGTAGTCATCTGCTACATCATACAACTTAACTGATACTGTGTTTCCTGATGAAACAGCAGCCACAGTAAGCGTGTAATATCCGCTTGAATCTTCTACAACAGCAGATATAGCATTAGATGAACTGAAATCTCCTAATGCTAATCCACTAATAGGTGTTACACCATCATTTGCGAAAACTTTAACTTTTAAAGAAGTGTCGGTATCTGCTGGAACAACTGCCCCGTTTGCATCAGCAAAAGACATTTGTGCAACGTTAATACCGTCAATCTCTGTTGGGATAAAGAAGTCGATTTGTGATGCTTCAATCCAAGTCATGTACTTGAACTCGCCAGGTTGTGTTAATTGAACCTCGATAGCTTTTCCTTCTGAAACACTACCGTCATTCCACATCTTAGCTTTAGGAAGTACTAAACCTCCGTTGAATCCACCAAAACCATTACTCTTTTCTACACCTAAAATGTTACCATCTTTGTCAACTACCCATACGTCAAATACACCAAATGATTGTAAAGCCTCTAACGCTTTCTCATATTGGATTCCTTTTTTGTATGTAAATCTAAGAGAAGTAAGTCCTTTTCTAGCTAACGAATTTACACCCGTATTACTTGTTTCAAGAACGTCATCCTCATTGATTGGTTCAAAGTTAAACGCATCAAGTAAAGGAACGATTGTTCCAGCTTGTACAAGCTCTTGCATATACGCTTTTGTTACATCAGTTGCAGCAGGAATATAAAACCCTTTTTTGATAAGGATCATACCGTCAGGCAACTGGAATTTGAATGGACAACCGAAAGACCCAGTTCCACCGCTAACGGTAGACTGACAAGCAGTTGTTACACCCATAATATCTACAATTTGTGCCATAATATTTCTAAATTAAATAATTTTCTACTAATTTTATCTTTTGTTCTTCTGTTACTCTAACTCTATCGCCTATTGCGTAGAATTTCCCCTTTAAAGTAAAAGGTCTTTTCGCAACATACGACTTTTTAACTACTTTTTTAACCATAATTTATATCTTTTATACATCCTTCTAATAATACCAAATCTACTTCTAATTTTATAGCATCCCAAATATCTGTTGTTTCGTGCTTAGAACCATCACCGTAATTATAATACTTCATAATCTTAAATGATTCTCCATCGAAATTCACAACGTTAGACCTTGTAAATGTCTTTAGAACTGACTCTAATAAAGGAAAAAGCACTTTCTTAAAACTTAAATCTAGCTTCTGCTCATTACTGTATGTTTGATCTAATCCATATGTAGCAATTACTATGTTAGGACTTATTCTAACACCTTCTGTCGAGAAATCCTCACTAAAGCCTGTTTCAAGCCAAATAAGAGGATATTTCTTTTGCTCTTGCTTTAGGAAAATGTTTAAATCTTTCAAATCACCCCATCCGAAAACAGGTTCAAAAGATTCTCCATCAACAATTACATTAGGTATCTGCGAGAATAGTGTTTTTAATAATTCCTCAACTACAATCATAGACCAAAGCTATTTTTAGCACTAAACAATCCCATTTCTAAGTTAGGGAAATCTTCTTCCATGTCCATTAGATACTGATACATCGAAACGTAACCAGCAGTTCTATTAGTCATCCAGTCAATCCCAACAGATGAGCCATAGGTGGTAGATACGATTTTAGGGTATATACCACCTTGCTCTCCTTGATATTTATTCATAAAACCATTCCATGTACTCACAATCTTAGGTATCGCACTCGCTTTGTAAGAGTTTTTTGAACTCTCTGACTGCATACCTGTTCCTGCAAGTGTAACTTGGTAGTTCTCTAAGAATTTACAATAAACATAATCGGCTATCAAACTCTTTTTCATAGTTCCTTCCGAATAACGTAGTCCTTTCCATTTGTATTTCTTACCATCTATTGTGTATTCTTTGCCATTGACAAAGTCTACCCATTTTTGGTCAACTCCTGGTTTTAATTCACCGTTATTCTCGAAAACCTCTATAAACTCAGAGTATAAATCGTAGCCTAAAGCGTATGTCATTAGCTCAACCTCATATTCTTCAATAAATTGAGAAAGACTTACTTTATTACCGTCAATAGTACTATTTGGGTAACTCTGTGAGTTTGGTATCGTCAACTCACCATTAAAATATGTGTTGTCTATATACATCTTTTACTTTATTGTTATTCTACTAGCTTGCTAAAGTTACTAAGTCAGCAGCAATTCCATCAATTTTTCTCCAAGCAGCTTTTTCAGATTCTTTAATCAAGAAAGCCATACGTTTTCTTGCTTTAAGAGTTTTCAAGTCTTTTGTGAATTGATCGTCAACCTCACCAACTGTGATTGAATATCCCTCAGCAGCTTCGTAGATAGTTCCGTATCTTGAATCACCAATATAAGCTACATCGTCATCAACGTTGTTATTGATTACAACACTAAGTCCATCAATCATTGCTCCGCTTGCGCTTGCAAAAGGTGGCATGATATAGTTGTTGTTAGCATCTTTTTTCAATTTGAACTTGTTAGCTTCTTTCAAGTTAAGAATGATAACGTTTGGTTGGAATTTGCTTCCTTTTCCAAAAGTAATATCAGCAGCAACAACAGGTACTAAATCATAGAATGATGCGTCTGTGATTCCACTTGCAACAGCAGTAAATGTTGGTGCGTAAGTGTCAAGACCAGTCAAATGAGTGGTTAAACCTGTTCCATTCAATAATTCATCGTCAATTACCAACTCAACGTTCACTCTTAGGAAGTTTTCCAATTCACCAGCAAATCTTGCATGGTCAAATGCCATTTCTTCTGATAACGGAATAGTATCACCAACTTTTTTCAAAGCGATTGAATACTCTTGCCATGCAGCAGTTGATTCAGGGAAAGCAGCTCCCTCAGCAACCATCGCAGCAGCTCTAGCAGTAGTAGCAGTATCCCAGTCGATGTATCTTACAATACCTCCGTTGTCAGCACCTACTTGTACTTTTCTGAATAAGTTGTACATTGTAAGGTTTCTGTAAGCTAGTGGAGATAAAGTTGTATCTCTCATTGCAATAGTGCTGTCAGTAATAGCTGTACTTGCAAGTACGTTAGCTTTTACAGTAAAATTGGTAACTTTGTTCCAATCAGATTTCATCACATCTTCGATTTTTTCGAAGTGAGATTTAAGAGCTTGTTCCAAAGTTTCAACTTTAGCAGCATCTCCACTTTCTTTAATCTTGTTCATCTCTAATCCGTTTTCAATTACTTTTTCATTTAACTCTCCCACTTCTTTTTGGCTTTTTGCCAATTCTGCTTTAAGTGCTTCTAATTCTTCGCTCTTGTCAGCAGTTTTCAATTTTTCTTCTAGTTCGCTATAACGCTTATCAGCATACTCGTTATGCAACTCAGCCATTTCTTTAGGTGTCATTTCGCTGAACGCATCCTCAGAAATGTTCTTTTCTGTTAAAAATTCCTTAAATTTCATACTAAATTAAATTTTTATAATATTCCTTAATACTCTTATGAAGTGCGTCAGCGACTTCTTCTTTACTCTCTACAATAGATTTCTCTGGTTGTAGTGTTCCTGTGATTGGGTTACTCCCCATTAAAACAGCACTAATCTCAATTAATGCAGCTTCTTTGACAATCCAAAAATAGCCAACCTCATCTGCTCGCTCTTTATTGGCTATTGAACCGTAATATTGCGACCAGTTTTTATACTCATCTTCATATTCCTCGTTATTA